ATCTCAGACATAATGCCCTTTTATGACACTTAATGAATAATAAACCATACAATCAAAACACAACACAATGAAAACAAGAAAACAATTTAACATCGAAAGAGTGCGTGAATTTTGCAAGTTAGTAAACGAAGGACACACACCAACAGAAGCAATTTACAAAATGAATAGCAGTCGTGGATATTGCCGACCATTATTTGAAGCGGGTTTTTATTGGAAAGAAAACGGAACATACAGAGCGGTTGAGCGCATTCACACAGACCGTTACTTGTTGTTTACTCAGAAGAAAGACCAGTACAACGAATTAAAGAAGTTAGGCAAGACAAAACTACCAAAGCAAACAAACCTCTTTTCTCAACCTAAACCAAAACAAAAACAAACCAACGCGCCAACAATGAAAGCGAAGGAACGTCAACTCACCTTCATTCAACGCGTGGTGAAATCTCTTTTCAACTTATGAATAAAGCAATCTATAAAACGCCGTTCGGAAGACTTGTCAAGGTTAACTTCAAGACGATGGCTAACTTTAAGAACGTTCTTCGCATAAGCGATCCGACGGCACGACTTTACGTCACGCATCCAGAGCGAATGAGAATCAAAGACTTCAACAACATTTGTCTTCACACTGGTCTTTCACGCGAAGAAGTATTTAGCACCTTTACACCAACCAAATTAATAAACGAAGAAAATGAGTAATCAAGTAACGCTCAATTTAGAACTGGAGCAAGTAGCGTTTTTATACGATGAAGTTGCTGAAGGGAATATTTACGTAACTTATGACGCTAAAAAAATAATGAAGAACTTTGAAAATTTTACTATTGAAAGTCCTTTTCCAAGTAAAAATCTTTATTATAGTTTTAGAGAAGGACACGTATTTATAGCTTCTCGATATCAAGACGGTGTAATTCTTCAATTTTTACTTTTAAAAGGTACAAAAGAAAGATTTTTTAAGAATCACCAAGACGAAGATGTTAAACATTTTTATCACATATTTTTGAAATTTGCTTTTGAATTGCAAAAATTAGATAAAGTCGGAGAGCTAGACGCCTTTTGTAAAAACTATAATAACAACTAACGCAATGACTAACGAACAAATACGACAAGAACTAATTGACATGATTCCTTTCCGTCACATGGAACGATTCGAAACGCTATGGTTGATGCTGACACCACGTTACGAACGTTTAACGACGGAACAAATCAAGATACAACAAGAACTGGAGAACGAACGCGAAATGTTTTGGAGCGCGCTCGAAGACGTGACCTGTTCCGTTCTCGGTATCGAATCGCAAAAGTTGTACATGATAACACGAAAGAGAGAAATCGTCAACGCACGACAAATCATTTTCTTCATTGTCCGCCCGTGTTACTTACTTAGTCTCGATTCAATAGGCAAACACTACGGCAAGGATCACGCGACAGTTATACACGGCATTCGCCAGGTGGCAGGACATATTGAAACAGACCGAGAGTTTCGCGCAACGGTTGAACGCATCTGTTTTATTCTCGAAGAAATGGGTTATGCTAAACCAATGAAATTTTTTACTAAATTTGTCGAGCATTTAGAACATCAAAAAGAAATCAAACTTAAAAAACAACTAAAAAGAAAATGAAATCAGAACTTATCTTTTGTCCAACCTGCGAAAGCGCGGAACTTGACGAACGCGTGAACGCCGTTCTTCAGGATCAAAAACTTAAAACTTACGAAGAAGCCTACGAGCTAATCGACGACGATGGAGAAATAAAAAAATGCTTCGATTGTCAAGAATGGGACGACGCAGACGACGACGCGAAAGGCGAAGGGTGGGACTAACTAAAAACAAAAACATGATGCTAATTTTACAACTCAAAAAGAGAATCGAGATTCTTGAATCGCAAATGAAGGAACAGGAACAAAAGATAAACGACATACTTAGTCGGTTATACGTTCCAACCGCTCAACTTCCAGCACCAACGAAAGAAAAGAAGCCTTCGTTCGTCAAGCCAACCGTTGTTGAAATATACGACTACGCCTGTGAAAAGTTAAGCGACAAAGACGCGCTTGCGTTTACTGAGAAATTTCATGCTCACTACGAAGCAAACGGTTGGAAGGTCGGACGCAATCAAATGAAAGATTGGAAAGCTGCCGTGCGGAAGTGGGACTTGTCTACCTTTGTAACTACAAACCAACAAAACACTAAAATCAAAAATGGAAAATTCGACTCCGATGCTGCGCAGCGCATCTACAACGACGCTCACAACTACACAAAGGGTTGATCGTGCAGAGCGTGAAAGCGCATTCGTTGCCGATTACGAACTACCTGCGTTCGTAAAACTTTGCTCAAAGGTATGCGCCATGTACGGCATCGCGTTACCCGAAGCGCAACTGTTGCAAATGTTGCATGAGTTCATAGGCAAACACTTTCGTTGGGTTACGTTCGAACACTTCAACTTAGCATTTGAATTGAACGCTGCAAATGAACTGTCAAAGAAAACCGAACACTTCGGAGCGTTGAGCGTGTCGTTCATTGGTGACGTGTTGACACATTACAAACCACATCGCGATAAAGCAAATCTGCAAATACAGCGTGAAATTGCAGAATCAAAAGAAGAAGAATCTAAACAACTAAAAGAAAAAGAAATGGCGGTAAATGACGACAGCTGGAGAAGAATGTTTGCAGAAGATTTGCACAACTTCAAGAAAGGAAAATATACGGTTATTGAGATTCGTGCGGTGTCGCTTATGCGTTGGCTCGAAGAAAGCAAACAGATAACCGCTGACACCTTTACGGAAGAAGAATACAGGTTGTGCAAAGCAAACGCGAAGAAGAACATTTACTTCGAACAACAACTCGTTCAGTCAATGGTTGAGCGCATGAGCGACCGCAAAAGAATGTTGTTGAAGGAATCGATTCGCTTCGAAGGAATGCGTGAGTTGTACAAATTATATTTAAGTAAGCAATGAGAAAATATAAATTCATTCACCCTTTTACAGCTTCTGAATATATTATTCAATGTGAAGAAATACGTTTATCAGACGGATATTGGGAATGTTGGATAAATGAAAAAATACATTACCAATTTTCGCAGTCTTACGCAATGATTAAATTGAAATGACACCTTACAAACCCGAATACCTGCCGCGTCAGATTGAAGCGTTGAACTATCTGAACACAGATAGTATCGTTGAACAATTGTTATACGGTGGCGCGGCAGGGGGTGGAAAGACGAAGTTCGGTTGTATGTGGCAGATACAACGACGTTTGAAGTACGCAGGGACGCGTTCTCTTATTGGACGTGCAAAGTTAGACAACTTAAAAAAGACGACCTTAAACACGTTCTTTGAAACGGCTGAAGAATTCGGATTGATAGCAAATAAACACTACACTTTCAACGGGCAATCAAACATAATTAAATTCTTCAACGGAAGCGAAATTGTTCTAAAAGACTTGCAGGCCTACCCCTCAGATGTGAACTATAATTCATTAGGGTCGCTTGAAATTACAGACTATTTCGTCGATGAATGTTCCGAAGTAACCGCAAAGGCGGTCAGCATTGTTCATTCGCGATGTCGTTATAAACTAAACGAGTTCGGTTTAATTCCCAAAGGTTTCTTGTCCTGCAATCCTGCGAAGGGGTGGCTTTACAACGAGTTCTACATGAAGAACAACCGCAACGAATTGCCTTCACACCGCGCCTTTGTGCAAGCGTTACCACAGGACAACCCGTTTCTTCCTGTTGCTTACATTGAATCGTTGCGTCGCCTTCCTGAATACGACCGCAAAAGACTTTTAGAAGGTAATTGGGAGTTCGACGACGACAGCGACAAACTATTCCAAACGGAGAACTTACTTCGAATGTTTAGGAACGAAGTAATAAACGAAGGAAAGAAATATATCACAGCCGACATAGCGCGTTTTGGTAAGGATAGAACCATTATCTGCGTTTGGGAAGGTCTTACGATTATAGATATAATTGAACTCAATCGTGCAGCGTTAGACGAAGTCGTGAACAAAGTTCGTTTAACCTGTCAACAACACTCAATTTTATTGCAAGACGTAGTGTGCGACGAGGACGGAGTAGGTGGTGGTGTGGTTGACTTCTTGAAATGTCGCGGGTTTGTCAACGGATCTAAACCAAAGCACCCGCAATACCAAAACTTAAAGAGCGAATGTTATTATAAACTTGCTCAATACGTCGAAGAAAACAAGGTAACGATTCTATCCAGCACGCGCAAAGAACAAATCGTTCGTGAGTTAGAAATGATTAAACGACACCGCGCAGACGTTGACGGTAAACTTATGGTCACACCGAAGGACGTTATCAAGAACCGCGAAGGTATTTCACCTGACGTTGCCGACGCGATAATGATGAGAATGTACTTCGAACTTAATCCAAGTTATGGACAATACGTTGTCGGGTAAAATAATTTAGCATACATTTACAATATGGAAGCAACAGAAGAAAAAGTAAGTCAAGAATTTATAGAGCAATATGCTGACGAAATCTTTACAAGGTGGAAGAAAATTCACAAAAATAAACCTCTTAAATTAATCAAACACGTGTGTATTCTTGAAGTAGATACAATGATTAATCGTATGCAACAACACGAAGACGTAATTGAATTTCTTCATAATGTAAAACAACAAATAGAAAAAAAATAATATGAAACCAATACCACTTTACGAAACGCTCAAAATGACATACGATCGTGAGCGCGAAATCGTCAACTCAATCGCAACCTACTTTCAACAGGGAAAGATTCTCGGAGATATTCTTCTTGAACTTTCACAACGCAAAGACTTAAACGCAAAAGAGAAAATCTACTTAGCGTTAATGATTGGAACAATGATGACTAAAAACAAAGAAGATGGCACAGAGCAAAACTAAGAAAGGTATCTGCGTGTACTTGCACAAAGACCTGTGGAACGAGATTGACGAGAAACGCGGTGAGAATAGTCGCAACACTTTTTTAAGCGAAGCAATCCAGTTCTCAATGAAGTTTTATGTCGACGAATCTAAAGTAAAATTGCAAGAACAAACGTCGACAAAATAGCGACGGACGAACTAAAAACTAAAGCGTGGTTTCTGCGCTTTTTTTGTTTCTCCAATTTCTTTTTATCAGCATCCAAAGTGTTAATTTGTTCGCTCAACAAGTTAGTTTTTTGTTCATAAGCAACAACCGTTTCTTCTAAGTTGTTCGTCTTTTCGTCCTTGATGTTTATTTGTTCCTGTAAATTGTCGATTACAAGCGAATCGGAAGCAATAACGCTGTCGCAGGAGTTGACTAAACGGATAACATCAACTTTATAAATAGTATCGAGAACAAGAATAGTATCACGACGAGTGCGATAGGTCGTTTTGGCTGTAAGTTGAGCGTCTTCATATCTTCTGTATGTTCCGTATAAATCAATTTCTTCTTGAAGCAAGCGGTCGTATTCGCCGTTATTGTAATAAATGATACTGTCTTGTTTTTGTATCTGTATTTCCGTTTGAATCTTCGGGTTGAAGTTCCAAAAAGCTAAACAAACAAGCATCCAAAAAACACTTGTTGCAATTATAACAATAACTGCGTCGGGTTGGTATTCTCTTTTGTCCATTGTGCGTTAGATTAAGTCGTTTCCGTTATAGTCTGGGTGTTCGCTAGCCATCTTGTCGATGCCTCGAACCCACAACACGCCAACAAGCGCGGTGCAAAGAAAAATAATTGCAATAATCATAGTTGTTTTTTTAGGTTTATAAAATTTGTCCTTCGTGTATTCGATAGTTGTGAACGCTAAAGTAACCATTTTTTCCTTTGTCCACAATAGCGAACCCATGATTGTATTTTGAATAAGGGTTGTAGTCCGGTGAAAGCTCGCTTAAACAACCGACACCCCAACACGTTATAAACTTACCGTTAGCGTCCCGCTCGTTGTGTTCCGCTGTTTGGTGGTGGTGTCCACACATAGAAGAAACCTTTGTCTTCATGAACAACCCACGCGCTACGTTCACAGACGGAAGGAATTGTTTTCCAAATTCGTGCCCGTGAAAGATTGAAAGTTTACCGATGTTTAATTTGCTCTTGCCGTCAATCCATTTCACGTTGTGCTTGTCGCAATGCGTTAACGAAGGAAAGTCGAACGCGTCAATGTCGAATAGTTCAGGTGCTTTGATTCTCATGTAACGCCAGTAACGTTCTTCGTGGTTGCCTTCTTTGTAGTAAATGTTTGCGTTTGGGAACGTGTGTCTAAGCGACGCAAGGAATTGACGAATAGAATAAAGTTCGTCTTTGAATTTACGCTTACGCGGATCTTTAACGAAGTCGCTAATCATGTGACAGTCTAACGCGTCACCATTCAATATGATTGAATCACAGCCTTGTTTGATACCTTCATTTATAGCGCACTCAATAGCTTCGTTATCTTGATATGGAAAATGCAAATCGCAAAGAATTAAGAACTTCGTTCCTTTGACTTCAACGTGTCTACGCTTCTTTGCGTAAGACTTTGGAAGCGCGAACGGGTTCAATGGTCGTGGCTTTTCTTCAAACAACTTTTTATCTGTTGTTATTTTTCTATTGAAGTCGCCATTCTTTCCACGAATCAAACGAATAACACTTCGTGCTGCTTCGATGTTTTTATAGACTTCAGGATATTCAGTAAACAATTTTTTCGCTAAAGTAAGCGAAGGAGTTTCAGAAAATTTACTGCAAATCTCCGTTGCTATTGTTCTCGCTGTCGTTAGTTCCCTTGCCATTCTTTGTTTTGTTAGTAAACTTTTCAATCACAGTACCACCGAACAAACCGCCTGTTAACAATGCGAGCGTGTCGAACATTGAAATTGGACAATCGTAAGAACTGAAAACTGCAATGTAACTGATTACAATTAGATTGAGTGAAACAAATATAGCAATAATGCGCTTGCTCGATACTTTTGAACAAGATGTTAATAAAGAATTAAACCAGTCTTTCATATCATTTTTAGAATTAGTTGAACAATTAAACCGCCAACGATACCCGCTGCGGTTGCAATACCACCCAAACGCGCAACCTGTAAACGTTGGTTCTGAATATACTTATCGTGCTTCTGAACCTTGCTTACAAGACCTTCAATCTTCATCTGGTCGTCACCGATTAACACGTTGTAAATGCGGTCAATCTTCTTGTCCATGCCCTGCAGTTGTTCGTGTATCAAAGCAATTTCAATTTCTGTGTTCACGTTAAAATATAATTTTCGTTATGCTTTAAAATATAATTGTATTTCAGCTTCACGGCGACGAACCAAACCCTTCAAAACAACACCGCCGCCCTTGTTCCACAAACGAAATGAATTAGCTATTGTTGGGTCTGTTGGGTTCACGTTTAGTTTCTTGAATACCGACGAACGTTTGAAACCACCCGTTCCAATGTTGTACGCAAGCGAAACACACGCGCTGAATTGATTATCGTTGAGCGGTTGCAAAATGAACGGTGCGATTGAAACGGCGAACTGGTCAATTATAAACTTCGCTAATTCGTCTGCGCGTTGCTGCGTGATTACGTCGCCTTCTTTCACCTTATCTCCGTTTTCGTAGAAAGTATTTCCAAAGCCAATAGTCCACACGTTAGCAGGACACTTGTATGCCTTCAATCGACAACCTTCAAAATGTTTTATAAGTGCGTAACCTTCCTCGTTAACTTTCATTGCTCAACTTCTTTATTTGTTTTTCTTTTCTTACTAAATACTTACGAAATTTTTCTTCGTAAATTTTTTGTTTTACCATGTCTTTCTTTCGTCCCCTTGTAGCCATGTTTTATTTTTTAGTTATCTAATCCATCCAAGTCCCGGTCTTCTGTATTCGTATGGTCGTCTGTCGCGTCCTGAACTAATCTCGAAAGCGTTAGAAGGATATACATTTGTTTGCGACCAAATTTGATTTGTTGTGTTCGTTGTGTATTCGGGAAAGTCTGCGCTGTTCTGACACAAAAAGTCAACCATTCGTTGCGTGTAAAACATAGCTTGTTGACGCGCTTGATCGCGGTAGTTTTGTAAGTCTGTTTGTGATATAGGTTGAGTGTCTTCGCTTGTGCGAATTACCAAACTTCCGTTGTCGGTTTTAACGTACAAATGCGGAAGTACTTCGTACATCGTCCACCACATTACCATTCTTCGCAAGTAATTGTCAAGAAGGGTTGCGTATGCGCCCGTGATGTCGTCGTTCACAACGTCTTCTTTGATGCGATTGTACAAATCAGTTCCTAAATACAACTGTGCGTACTTGTCTTGTGAAAGATAGATAGCAGGATACATCAAAAGCGGGTCAACGCTTCCGTTAATCCATGTATATTTTTTGATATAGTTTTCGTCAATGAGTAGAACTTCGGGTTGTAGTGCCATTGTAGTTTTTATTTATATTTTAATGATGCTCTATTCGGCATATCGTTCGGACGAACCGCTTCTTGTCCTTTTGGAAATAGTTCGTTTGCAACACCGCCTGTTACAACTCTGTCGTTTTTCAATCCGTCGTTAGGAAGGAAGCGACCTTTCTCTCTTTTGCGTACAAACACTTTTCTAAACCACGCATGGCGGCAATAAACACCGCCCTTAAAAATGAACAAATTATAACTTGAACTTCCTGAAGGTGCAAACTGTCCGTTCACCCCTGCGTCGCTCATGTCTTGAATGTCTTCGTAACGGAATAACGCTCCTTCTTTTGACAACGCAACCATGTCTTGACAAAAGTCACGCGTTACAATTTCACCGTCTTTGTATGTAAAATTCTTTGAGTAGTAGTAACGTACTTTATAAAGACCAGTATCGAGTTCTTTGCTAGCTTCGTCGGGGTTTGAATAACCGCGAACACTCATAAATTCGGTGCGATAATTTTCTTCGCCTTCTGGGTTGGTTACTTCTTCGTCAGAAATTAACTCCCATTCTTCTTCGTTGACGTATTCCGCTTTCTCTTTAAGATAAGCCAACCACAACGCGCTATCTTCTGCGCTTATCTTGTTCTCAGCAACCGCAACTTTCTTCTTCGCAACTACTTTTTTTTTTTGAGCGGACAGTTTAGCCACCGCGTCACCGCCTGTTTGAAACATCGACTTCGCAACGTCCACGTCAAGACCTAAGAACTGAACCAAGAAAACAATTGCTTGTTCTTGCGTTAGTGTTCCTGTACCAACCGCTGCGACAATATCCAAAGCGGAAGCGATTTGCGCACCGTTGTACGTTACGTCACTAACTTTTTCACTAGATTCTGTTGGTGTTTCTGTTACGTCTGTTGAAGGTATGTCTATTACGTCAATAGGTGCGTTAGAATCGATTGCAACTCCGTCGTCGAATACTGAGTTCATCTCAATATTTACGTCGCCTAAAATCGGTGTGAAGACTTCTTCAATAATTCTTTGATATGGACGAATAACCTGCGTGTTGAATATCTCTAAACCAACAATCATTTCGTCCTTATTCGAACCGAATCCTGTCGTGTCGCGTATGCCGTGAATCAATGGCGAAACAACGCGGTGTCCTACCATGATTTGCTTTGCTGTTTCTTCGCTTAAGAATTGATATTGCTTATCAGCGTCCGACAAAGGGAACGATTCAATTTGCGGAGCGCGTGAAGGATCCTCGTTGAAGGTCATTAAGAACTTACCCGCGTTACTTGCACCGCTCAATCTTGTTTCCCACTCACGACGTATTGCTTCACGTTCTTCTTTTTGCGGAATACCATTCAAGAAGTTAATAATGAATGAAGGGAATAGACCATTCAAGATATTATTGACGTGGTACATGCCCATTTGATAGGACAACTCAACGTAGTTCAACGCGCCGAAGTAGTCGGGTTTCGCATAGTACGAACTTCCTGCCATCATTCCGTGTGCGTAAATAACTTGTCTCGGTTGTTCTTGCGCCTGTGAAGGATTGAATGAAGGAATGAACTCAGGCTTTCCTTTCTTACTTCTTGAGTTAGCCCAGTCGCGAGAATACCAAATTCCTGTGATGTCTTCTTCTTCTTTGTCGTAAGCTAAACGACAGTTCTCAAATGGCAAGTGATTGATTTTAACAACGCGAGTGAAGTCCAACGACCATATTACTTCAGCACAAAATGAACCCTGAAGTTTTAAGTCGAATGCAATACCTTGCAATGCGTTGTCGAGAATCGTACCGGTACCTTTGCCTTCAATCATGTAAGCAATTGAGTTCGTCAACGCGTTATGAATAGGGCTGTTGTAATAAAGCGTGATTAGGTGCTGCGGAAATAAGTTGTTAAAACCGTAGTCAATCCAACCCGCACGATTCTCTTTTTCAACCGCTTCAATTGGTTCGTAAGCTGAAAGATTTATTGCTTGAATATTGCTCATGTTATGCACCTGTATAAATTACGTCGACAGGAATTGTCGGTGAAGAAACGTCAAAGAAAATTGTTTCGTCTTGTAAAATCATTAAACTTTTTTCAATCAAGCCAAGAACGGCGGCGTTGGTTGGGTCTATATTGCTGCTGCTGTTTTGTCCGTACACTTCGTAATGATAACGACCTGCATCGACCAAACCAACGGTTGTAAGTCTTATTTTAGTTACGCGTTCGTTCTCGTTTATTACTTCGACCACTTGCGCGAGTTGTTCACCTGTCATTTCGTAAGTCATGACAAGAAGGTAATGAGTAAAGGCAACGTTGAAATAGGCACGTCCTTCGTCTAACGAAAGCCACGCGTATTGATTCGCTGTATTTGTGTTGAGATAAACCATTCTATCTTTTCCCTTTACGTTAAAATTACAACACATAGGGACGCTTTGTCCCTATGTGTGTAAAAGTTTTTTTGATTAGTCAAGAATTGACAAAGGAGTACCGCTCAATTTGTACGCTCTCTTTGGAGTTTCGTGTACAAATGCAAGTGTGAAACCATTCATGTCACCAAGTGCAGTTCCTGTAGCTGCTGTTGCAGTAGAAAGGTCAGCACCGAACTCATAACCAACAGCCCACCAGTTGTCGTTTGAATCGTTAACGAAAACAATCGGACGACCTTGTGCAACTGTTTGCAATTCTAAACGCTTAGGAGCGCTTAATTTGTTTAACATAACGTTTACCGTCTGCGTGTAGAAAATAGTTCCTGCATCACGGTTGAAGTTAATTGTTTCTTCGAACGATCCTGTTTGCGTTGGTAATTCGTATGTGTACAAATCACCTGAAACTGGACCAACGATAGCAGTAACAATTTCGTTTGCGTCAAAAGTTAACGAAGTAACCGTGTCACAAAGAATAATTTTCTTAATACCACCGATGCCGTCTTTGCAATCGAGTGTAAATCCTGTGCTTAATTCACATGCCATATTTGTATGTTTTTATTAGCACAAAAGAGGAGCGGTGTTTAACCGCTACCTCTGTTTATGCAAGGGTTAGAATGGTTGAATTATGCTTGGTAAAATGCGATTTCGTTTCCGAAGCCGTATTGTACACCTGCGAAGAAAGAAGCAGCGAAACGAACGTTGTCAGAAAGGTCATGTGCATACATATCCAAAACTGCTACATTGTTCCATTGATCCATCAAGTTAGTACCGAACCAAAGGTTTGACTTTTGGTAAAACGCCATTGTGTCGTCGGACATACCTGGGCACTCAATAACGTCATACTGTCCCTGCCAATTCATTACAACTGATTCTCCTTGATAAAGGTAGTAACCACCACCAAGACCAAGAATTGCACTTCTGTATGCCTCAGCAACGTTAGAAGAAACTGCGATTACAGGCTTCTCAGTTGCACGACGAACGCGCGTTGGAAGGGTAAGAACTAAGCGTCCCATTTCTTCGATTACATTAGTAGCATCAATTGCTACTGGAGAAGAAACATCAAGAACCGCAGCGTCAGCTAAGAACAAAGTTTCGAAACCATCGTACTCGCCAGCGTTAGCGTTAACACCCTGCCATATAAGAACCTCGTTGCGTGCTGCAACACCCGCTAAAACGTTAGCAATTAATGCGTCAGTCAAAGAAGCGTGAAGGTTTCCGTTTTGTTCTTCTCTTGCTTCCCAGTCAATTAAAAAGTCTTTCTTACAAAGTTGTCTGTGAACTTGGAATTTTTCCAAAGTCAAGATACGCTCAGTAAGAGTAACTGTTCCTGTTGGTGTGAAGTCACAAGTAGCGTTTGCAAAAGTGATAGAATCAACTAATTTGCGAACAACTTGCTTGTACTCGATGTTTTCTTTGAAGGTAACCGCAGCCAAAGACTCGTTACTCAAGAATGCAGCGCGGATATATCCTGCTGCTTCTCTACCTGCGTAGGTAGAAGTTAA